AAGATTAAACCAGAACCAGGATTACTTGTATGCTTCCCGTCGTCAAGATGGTATACACATACCGTAGAGCCAGTTACTTCTGGTAATCGTTATGCAATGGTGACTTGGATGAGAGTTCAAGGATTTAAGACAAAAGAAGAGGTTGATAAAGAAATTGCCGATAAATATGGTATAGAAGTTTATTAGGAATATGACTCAATTACTTAAGCATTACTATCTAAATCGTGACAACGGAGAATGGGCAACTAATACTCGGTTTGGATTGATGATGCCTAAAATTGAGCACCTTGATGTTCAGTATAGGTTAGAAGATGAAAATGATATTCCCTTTATGCTGTCTCATGTTCCGGACATAACAGAGCATAATGTTACTGTAGGTTCTGATGATCTAACTGTCTATCAAAACAATTCAAACATTGCAATCACCAGCACGACAGAAAGACAAGAGGATCAATTAGTATTTGATCCAGAAAATCCTGGTGCAGAACCAACCACACAAACAGTTACGGTGTATGACTTAACATATACTCAACCTTATGTGGTTACAGAGTCTGTTGGATTAACAACCTTATCTCAGGCACAATGGGATTCGGAGATCTCTACCTATGATACCAGACAACAGAACAAAAGATATGATGTTCTCAGAACCAATCGTGATAAGATGCTTGAGCACACTGATTGGATGGTAATCAAGGCAAAAGAAACTGGAACTAACTTAACAACAGCATTCAAAACTTGGAGACAAGAACTCAGAGAACTTCCAAACAGTGTAGGATTCCCAACTGCTTATCCTACCCTTCCAAGTTCACTAGAAAGTGATTCTAAGTTGCAAGAACTTACAAGTAACTTTAGTGAGGTAAGATCTATTATGATGATTAATGATCCTCTACCACCACTTCCAGAACCTGAATTACCTGGTGAGTAAATCAAAGCATTTTTGATTACGGTCGTATGCATAATCAGCATACTGACCGTTTTTTCTTACAAAGTGAAGAAACAATTGCATAAATCTATCGTTTTCATGAGTTCTCAATGGTGATCTCCAATGAGGCACAATAGTTCCAAGATATGCAACTCCATCACCAGCAGGTGTTACAACCTCTCTACGCTTCCCTGTGAGGTCTTTGAGTTTAATAGGCCACTCTGCATCACCAGAAATATTCATGGTCACTGAGACCTCACAGGAGGGTCTGTCCGTGTGACAATTCATCCATCCTTTATTGTGATACGTTGTTGTAAACCAATAAGTTGGAATGAGTTCTTCTCCAAGTGCTTCCTCTAAGATTGGTTGAATTCTTTTCATCACAAAAGTAGAAGAAGGTGGAGCATAACAACACATTACATTACCTCGCTCAGGATCATAATGAGTTTTGAGACCACCAAGATCTCTTACGGCACCCATTAGATTCTGATACTTGATTTGTATTGCTTCTTCTTTAGTAATAATGTTGGGAATATAATGCCAACCTTTTTTAGCAAATGAACTCATAGTATTCTTAATGTGTATATTATGTATCTTCAAACCCAACAAAGGTATTCTAGTGAGATTATGAGATCTTGTCAAGTGTTTGTGATATACTATATACAGCAATGATGTTGCACACATGAATTTTACAATTTATTCAAAAGACAATTGCCCCTATTGCTATAAGGTTAAACAGGTGCTAGAATTGACTGGCAGTAACTTTATGGTTCTCAATCTGGATGAACACTTCACAAGAGAAGAGTTTTATTCTAAATTTGGTAGTGGTAAAACTTTTCCACAGGTTATTTGTGATGGAGAAAATCTAGGAGGTTCAGTTGACACAATTAAATTCCTCAGAGAACGACAAATCATCAAATCCTGATATAAATAATCAAAACCACAGAAACCGTGGCGTTGATTTTATTCTTAATGGAGGAAAAAGAAAGCAGACACATCCATTTCACATCATCTTTGAGAAGATGGTTTGCTTTCTGAATCGGGAAGTTACCATCTATTTTGAGTTTTCCTTTAAATCAAGGAAAAGAAAAGTAATTCCCCGGAGAAAGAAAAATGTTAGCAGTTAGTCTAGTTTTTGGTTCATTCTTAACTATTTTATTTCTAATATTGGGAACAATGATTGGTTGGACTGCTAGAGAATACATGATGAACTATCGGGAAGTACCAAGACCTCACCCCGAAATGTTTGATGAACAAGGGAACCTGATTCCCGATGAGGTAATTGCATTTAATTTTGAAAACTATCATGACTACGACGAAGAAAACGACGACGACTAGAAAACCAAAGGCAACAGTTGTGAAGGGAGAATCGCCAAGCATTCCGAGTCTCCCTAGAAATCCATTTGTTTTTGAAGTATTGGATGTTGTATCAAGACAGAGATCAAAACAAAAGAAAGTTCAGGCTTTAAAGAAATACGAAGACATTTCATTAAAGATGGTTCTTATCTGGAATTTTGATGAGTCAGTAATTTCAATGCTTCCGGAAGGAGAGGTTCCTTACTCTGGTTTTGATGATCAGAATGTTTATAGTGGATCTCTTACTACTAGAATCTCCGAAGAAGTTCGTTCAATGCACACGAACGGATCTTTCTCTCTTGGTGTGAGTGATCAACAAGGTCATACCACAATCCGTAGAGAGGCAAGGAATTTCTATCGTTTTATCAAAGGTGGTCAAGATTCTTTGAGCACGATTCGTCGTGAAACAATGTTCATCAATATTCTTGAGGGTCTTCATCCACTTGAGGCAGAAATTCTTTGTCTTTGTAAGGATAAAAAACTTTCTGATAAGTATAATCTGACCAAAGAAATTGTGGCAGAAGCATATCCTGACATTCAATGGGGTAATCGTAGTTAATTATGAAAGTTAGATTTATTCATGAGGATTGTGATCCATCCTTAGCAGAAGATAGAAGTTTACCTCACACAGCTTACTTAGTAGAGTATAAAAAAGATGGAGTTTCTCATTACGATATCGTAATGGCAGGTAAAAAAGTTGACATCTTTGATCACTACTGGGATACTTATCGTCATGACTTTGTGACCATGAATCAAAGCGAGGGTAGAACCAATCCAAAGTTGTGGGGTAACAAACCATCTGAAACCAAAAAGCGAAAGTGATTCCAAAAAAGGGCGAAAAAAAATCCCGGCAAATTTTTGGTCTATAGGATTTTTCGAAAATGTAACATATATTACAATTCTACTTGACTATATACAATATGGGGTCTATAATAGACCTACGTTCATCCCATTCGCTATTCGCGAATAGCGAATGAGACGCAAGTAAGTCGCGGAACGGAGCGTTCATCCTATGCTTTCATTGGCACTCATCTTTTTTAGTCATGTTCCAGTAGAGAATTATCTTCGCTGTGATGACTATGAATGGTTGAAGCAAGGATTGGAAGAGACAACTCTTTTCACTCCCTTTGAGAAGGCTGATATTCTCATCCATTGGATGGAACATACAGACCCTCAATGTTTTGAAGCACAGGACGCAAACGATTGAAGGAACGGGTTTTAATTAACTCATTTCTTTAGGAGTACCTACAATGAACACTTTAAATCTCATCCGTAAGCAAATCGACAAAGCAGCAGCACTTCATGACGCACAAATTGCTATGACTACCTATCGTGGTGTCAAGTTTGAGTGTAAGAGTGGAGAGGTTGACGAAGTGCATGGCACTTTCTGCTATCGTGGACATACTTACAATAAGTGATATGCAAATACTACAAATAACTGGGTTCGTAACCCTTTTTTCTGTAGCATTCATTTCACTGATATATGGAGAGATTAAACTTCTTTCCAAATAATTACAGAGGGGAATTGCTTCCCCTCTTTTTTTATGCTATAATAGGTCGTGAAGCAACAACTACATATGGATAAAGAACGACTGAAACTTATTGTTCGTAATCTTGAATTACTTGTTGACGGTCTAAAGGCAGAAGTGTATTCTGATGTGGATGCATACAAACCAAGAGAAGTTCCTTCAAGAAAACTAGATTATGATGAAGTCTTTGAGGACGATGATGACTAATACGAATCGCACAAAGAGACTTATTAAAATGCTTGAAAGGTTTCTTGAAAGTGACCATTTGCAAGAAGCAGAACAGGTAGAAGAAGCAAAGAGAGAACTTGCCTCTCTTAGAGAACAAATTGAGCAAGTAGAAAAAGACAATTACAAAGGATTTGGTAAAAAATGAGTGTACGATTGATTAGTGTGACTCCCGATGCGGAGAAAACAATGGGTTATGTTGCTCGTGTAAGCAATCCATCTAACCAAGAGAATCCCAAGGTTGCAGGACTTCTCAAATATTGCGTGAATCACCAGCACTGGTCTGTCTTTGAGCAGGCATTCATGACTCTTGAGATTGAGACTACTAGGGGGCTGGCAGCTCAAATTTTGAGGCACCGTTCGTTCACATATCAAGAGTTTTCCCAACGCTATGCTGATTCCTCCCTATTGGGTGAGACGATCCCTCTCCCAGAACTCCGTCGTCAAGACACCAAGAATCGTCAGAATTCTATTGACGATATTGACCCGTTTACGATTCAAAAGTATCAAATGCTGATGCAGGATCACTTCAAAGATGCGATGGAACTCTATCAAAAAATGCTTAATGAGGGAATCGCAAAGGAATGTGCTCGTTTTGTGCTTCCTTTGGCAACACCGACTAGACTCTATATGAGTGGTTCCTGCCGTTCTTGGATTCACTACATCACTCTGAGGTCTGCAAACGGCACACAG